TTCACCATCGGCAAAAAATTTTTAAATAAAATAGGGGGGCTCAGTACGATAATGAGCCATCCGAATTTATTTTGTATCTTTTTTTCTGAGAAGAACCGAAGTGTTCCTTGTTATGACACGTTTGACACAGCAGTTCGAGGTTGTCGAAATTGTATGCAATGGTTGGATCACTCATGTTCTCTTCCGACAGATGAATCTTGTGGTGAACTATCTCGCCCGGAACAATTCTTCCTTCAGCTTTGCATCGTTCACACAGTCCTCCAACGTGAGTGAAGTATGCTGCTCTGCATTTCTCCCACTTGGAATCTGTATAAAAGATTCTGTCAATGCTTCTCATTGTCTATCCCCTCTCTCTTGGTGGGTGAGCCCCAACTGATCAGGTCGAGGCTCGGTCAAGGGGCAAAACTGAAAGATGATTGCGGACAAACAAAAAGGACGGTGAATCTCTTCATCGCCCTCATGTTTTACCCATTAACATAATAACACATTACTTACTCCCTATTGAATCCCCATCGAGTACCTTTTGCAAAGAAGCTATGGCTCGTTTGTGGAGTTCATACTGGCTTCCGATGTTGTCACAGTCTCTGGCTTCCAGTATCTCTGCCCACGTTTTGTTTTCGATGTACCGCATCAGGAGAACTTCACGCTGCTCTTTGCTCTCAATTCTGCTAATCATAGTCGTAGCTTCGTCAATACGTCTGCTTCTCCATTCAATCATCTCAAGCATTTTAGATTTAAGCTTTCCGACAACTTCCATGTGTCTGATGGCCTGCATCTCCAAGCCGTCTTGTCTGGGCGTTGTCTGCACTCGATCACGATCGTAATTAATACCGGCTGCATCTATCATGAAGTCGTATTGATCAATAGCCTTCTGCTTGGCTTCAATGAATGCATATGCTTTGCGAATCTCATGGAGATATTCATGTGCATCTCTGTGCATCAGTAATGTTCCTCCTTCCACTTTCTAATCTTCTTGGAGCGGAGAATCTCATAGTCCTTTAGCTCCAGTTCTTTTCTGGTCTGCTCCTTGATTGCTTTGTGTTTCTTCTTCCAATCGATGTAGCTCTTGCAATGCTGATGGCAACCGCTCCTGCGATTCTGACAATCCTTGCATGGTGCATCCGATATTCTCAACCCAAGCCTCCTCCTCTCGACTTCTCAAACTTCCTGCCTTCACTACTATGAAAATGGTGAGCAGTAATACCGCAAAGGCAAATCCCCCAATGAATCCTAATGTGAATGGTATCATAGCAAACTCCTCCTTACTTCGATAGTCTCAACGGTATCTCTCGGGAAGATGAATCCTTCTCCGCTCTCCGAGACAACCCACACCATTCCGTCAAGCACATTCGTTCTGACGTAGTCAACAACCATCCGCTTACGTCCGTCCTTGAATGTTATGTTTGCAAGCAATTTCTTTTTAGGTTTCTTCACCTTCTCCACCTCCGCTCATTTCCGCACCGCAATGGCAATATGGATATTTGATGGCAATAAGTGCCTCGATACCATCCTCCCCATCCTCAATTTGTCTGCCACATTCAGAACATATATATTTTTCTCTCATTGCTCCATTTGTAATTCTTATCCACTTTCCCTTTGGTCTTTTCACTTCTTCAACCGCTAACTCCACCATCTTATCAACGTAAGCCTGTTCAACCGCTTGTATTTTGTCAATTTCTTCATCAGTATACTGTGGTTTTACGGGTTTGGTAGTCTCAATAATCTTTCTAAACCATCTATAATCATTAATTTCTTGAAGTTCAGCATCGGAATCTGTCCAACACATAGGCTCGCTCCCTAATTCCTTAAGCACTGCTTGTCTGCTGATGCAATCCTCACACGGCTCTGTTCTGAACTTCTTACTTGCATCTTCGTATCCAAGCATATAAGCCTGTTCACGTTCTCTGTGAATATCTTCTTCACTTGCCTGTGGTGTTACGGATGGCAAAGCCATAATATCTGAAAGTGATACATATCTCTCGCTGTCTGTAAAATGTGTATCCCAACTCGTTGCCTTGTCAACTAATGCTTCTCTGCTTACACAATCCTCACTTGGCTGTGCTTCAAGCCATGCAAGTACATCGTCCCAACAACAATCATGGTCATGATCATTGTCTACGGCAAATCCTACACCGCCTTCTTCTATCTGCATTTTTACAAGATATTTAAGAGCCGATTTGATTATTGTTTCTTTTGCATCCATCATCTGCTTCACTCTCCTTTGTATGGGCTTGGTAACGGCATCCATGCCAAAATATCGTCATATGTCTCGAAATCGGATTTACCAACATTTCCATTCCACCATATTTTTGTTGGCTTAAGTCCCATTAAATCTGAGTAGTTGACGATATAAATCCGATTCCATAATGCACCACAAGCATTTAATCCTCTTGTAACAACATACCGTCCGTTTGCTTCTGGTAGTCTCTCACTAACAGGAATCCATCTCTGATCTAAGGCTTTGATTGCCATAGCTTTTGCTGCTTGATATTCTGTAACGTCATAGCAATCGTCTAATACTTCTGGCTTTATAGGTATGTTTCCAATTATAATTTGTGCTTCCTCATTTGTCATTTGTTCTCACTCTCCTTATCTGCTTTAGGATAATACTCAATAACATCTCCGTTTTTACGTTTATTTAGTGTTCCTGCATATATTCCAAACGCTCCACATCCGACATGGTAACTTGCCATTACTCCCTTACCTCCATCTCTCCCCAATCATTGAGCAAACGCTCGTCTGCTTCGTGCTTCTCTATCAGCTCTAGGACATATCTCAGCCCATCGATGTAGCCTCGGTTGTAATCTATCTCATAGAATGGTGGGATAAATGCCTTGAGCATCTTCTCGTTTCGCTCCTTGGTTTTCTCAATCTCCTTCTCGATCTGTTCCTTCATGCTCCTCATGCTCCTTAAAATTCTTCAAACTCTTACCCTCAACAATCAGATTCCCTCCCAGAATCTTCTGATACATCTCCGCAGCTGCATCGTCTTGGAAGGTCGCAACAATAATTTCTTCCGCTCCTTCCTCTATCACAAGGCTTGGCTTCTTCCTGCCTGGGAATGTCCTCACCGCTATTCTAATACTCATTGGTTTCCCTCCTTCAAAAATTCTTCAAGTGTCATCTGCTCATATACGCAGTCATCCTTGTATAGCCATTCCGGATCATCCTCAAACATTGCATCAAGTGGATTCTTAACGTTGATAACCCAGCAATTCTTCCAATCTCCCATTAATCCTCCTTTATCGGCCTCCACCATATTGGTCTAAATGTTCCCATAGCAAGGCTTCCGAGATGTATGCAGCCATTTTCTGTATATTCCAGAATCTTGCTTTTATCAGGACACTCGATATCCTTCCATTCATACATTCCTGGAATAGGTGGACGCTCATCATATATATTCTTAAATCCATGTGCTCTGAGCCATTCAGCTTCGTTGAATCTTGGAGGTGTCTTCATAAACAAAAACATTGATATTTGCTCATTCATCATCAATCACCTCAACAATCTTATACATCCTGTGGCCCTTGTCTCCATGACGGACCTTGCTAAACACTGATTCCAATGAAGAACGCTTCATGTTAAGCAGTCTCGCCAAGTCTATGACCGAATCCCCCACTGCAAGAGGCAACTCATATTTATCATTAGTCACTTTCAAATACAGCTGTTTAGGCATCACATCCGGGTTCCATTTTGCTTTTGGTCTTCCCATGTCTATACCTCCAGCGTCTTCTGATTACTTGTCAGATTCTTCAGTCTATCCCTAAATGCCATAACCAGATATGCAGCGAATTTATCCTCAGTCTCATACTTCTTTCTGAACTCATCCGTAGCTTCCCACATCTCATCCCACCACTCTTTATTGTCAACAGCTTCTGGAAGCCAGTATTTTTCACAAATCTTATAAAACTCTGCAAATAATTCTCTTTCCTTACTACCCTTTCCAAACATCTGATCACTCCTCCCAAGGCATATCGCCATCATCAATCCATCCGCTAAGAAATCCATCATGGTCCCATCCATAAACTATTCGTTCATCCGGATCATTCTTAAGACGCTTTGTGCTCTGCTCATACCACAGCGGAATGAAGTATTCTTGCAGTCCTGTTTCTCTTTCTTTCACCACTTCAAGGACATTATTTCCACCACCTGTCCAAGGCTTTCCAAAATAACTCTTGTATCCATTCAGGAAATCCGTATTAATCCTGTGCATTATGAATCCTGTGTCAACTAAGTTTCCCAGACTTCCAGATCCTCCAACATCATCAAACCGAAGGAAACCCATTGCTTTTCTTGGATGTGCCACAAATATGATATGACAGTTACAGATAAGTGCTAAGTTCTTAAGAGTTTCAACAAACAACTTTTGTTGATCCCATTTATCTGTTCTTTGTCCGGAAGAGATATCTGTCAAATCAAGGATTGACATATTGTCGATTACCACGAAATCAGCCTTAAATTCTTCAATGACTGACCTCAGAACCGTGGCAATGCTCCTGAAGTTGCTTCCGTACTTGTTGTCGTATAAATAAAATTTGCCATCCAACCACTCATCGATCTGTGGTTTGATCTCATCCTTGCAGTAGTAATAGTTCTCATATTTCTTGCTCTGCATCACAAAGTCTTTACCGGCTGCTTGAAGATATAACCAGTTTAGGAATCTATCACTCCGGAGCTCTCCAGAATATACCAATGTATTGAATCCTCGATCTACAGCTGTAAGAACTATCTGAGACAGCCATGTTGATTTGGCAGCTCCTCTGAGACCACTTGCAAGACTGATTTCTCCTTTTGCTAATCCTCCGACTTTTCTATCAAAATCAATAAGACCTGTTGGAATGCAGATCCGTTCTTCCTTCGGTCTGCTGCTTATCATTTTTGCACTCAGAAACATATCCTTTGGATTGACTTGCTTTGGATCCTCAAGCTTATAAGTAATATCTTCACGCTGCCGATTGAATGCTTTATATCGTTTCCATCCATCTTCAATTCGCTGTTCTTCTTCAGAACGCTTATCATCATATGCATCCGGTTCATATTTAAGTCTTAACTCATGCCAATCATGACCGGCACAAGAATTATGAAAGCATTTAAATGCTATTGCTCCACTCGGTTGCCGAATAATGGTTGCATCTGGTGCCTTATGACTTTCATCGAATGGGCATTCCTCAAGGATATACTTTGTTGTGTCCTTCCATGTCTCTGTTCTGGCCACCCGGATATTATGCTCAGCCATCCATCTCTCAATATCAAAATCCGAATGTCTTGACTGCCTATTTACATAGGTCGGTGTGTCATCTATATATTCACTTGCCAATCTCTCAAGAAGTTCCTTTTTAACAAGCTCAACCTTTTCAGGCTTATTGATAATCCTTGCCATCCTGTGAGGTCGATCTTTGGTGCTTGAACCCTTCTGAGCAGTAGTGCCATAAAGTTTTGATATTCTTGATGGATTAGCAACTTTCTTGTCTATTTCAACATCTTCATTACTAAACATCTGATCAAGAGCTTTCAGACACCTCTCCATCATGTTCACATTCTCAGGAACATTCTTAACTGCTATTCGATACAGTAGATGGATTCCATTACCAGAGAGAGCCATGATTGGAGCAGGATATTCTCGTTCCCTTAAATATTCCACTACCCTCTTTGCCATCTCATAGGCCTTGGTTACTTCCTCATTCGTACTTGATATGCCTGTCTTCCTCACAGGATCTAAATCAACTAACATCCACTGATACGAATCTATGTCTTTGTCTCCAGTAGTTACTTTGGATACTCTGAAGCAGTCCTTCTGCTCTCTGGAATAACAATCGGGATTAACCACATTCAATGTATAGAATATGTTCGTCCCTCTCAGATCCACCGTACTGAATGCCTGCTCCAAAGTATCTGAATCCGTAAAGTATCCACTTATGATCTGCTTGCCCTTCATTATTCTTATTTCAAAGAGTTGTCCATCGGGCTTCAGGATGCTCAAGGATTCTTTAATTTTTTCCATGTCTATCATGTCATTCATTCCTCTACCTCATACCCTCCAGGATCAATCATTGGCGAAGCCTTTTCTTTGGATTCTTTATCATTCTTAATTACATTCTTATACATTCTTGTTCGTGTGCCGTGGGCTATGCCGTCAGCTGTGCCGTCAGCTATGTCGTGGGCTGTGTCGTGAGCTATGCCGTCGGCTTGTCCCCGACCTTGGTAAATCCCATATTTTACAAGGGTTAGAGTTGTGCCGTCGGCTGTGCCACTCATCGTACACATACCCTGTTCATTTAGCAGTCGCAGATAGCGTCGCACCTTGTTCACGCTCCAATGCCATCTAAGAGCTAGATTACTGGTGCTTGTAAGCAGCTGTCCCGGTCGTAATGTGATGGTTTTACCTCGGTGATTTATAAATTCTCTTTTTTCATGGTTAGCCATCATGATCAAATCTATCCAGGCACTTCTCCTATCAAAAGGTTCAGGAGACTCCCATATTATATTTTCTGTAATTTGTCTGTGGACTTTCACCCATCCTTTTGGTGATGCTTTAGCCATTCCTTACCACCTCCCAACAGTTCAACAATGGTCTGTCCGGTGTGCTCCTTGTCGCAGAATCTGAATGTAACACCGTATCTGTCCCGAATAGTACACATTGATTTGTATAATTGTTCTCCGGTAACAGCACCGCCCTTCTGAGGAACTTTGACAGGCTTGCCATCCTTCATGATCCACTGTGAAGGCTTGCTTCGTGGATTTCTCCAGAAGAAGACATCTTCCATGGTTTTAATATCTCCACCCTGCTCCACAAGTACGATCAGCTTGATATCATGTTCTTTGGCTCTTACAAGTTCAGCTCTAAACCTTTCATGCTGTTGGCAAACATTACCACAGAGCTCTAAGAGGTCCTTTTTTCTATCAATAACTAATCTCGGATTGTCTAAGCTCATATAGTCCCCCACATAGAGCTTAGAAACGAAGAAGTCTACCCCGAGTTCTTGGAGCTGCCCTTGTATCCGGGCAAGCTCCTTTTTATGTTCTCTTGAATCAATCTGAATTTGCATAATCTAATCCTTTAAAAAGGAAGATCATTCTCGACTCCATCTGGGACTGCAATGAAGCCTGAATCAGTGGTGGAAGATGCAGATGGCTTATCGAGATATCTCGGATTTGGAATAGCAGCCGTGTCTGCACTTTCATCATTACAGAACCATCTAAGCTCTCTTCTCATAGTCACCTTTCCGTTGTATTCATTCTCAACCTCTCCATATACTCCACCAATCTTCTTATTAGTGAACTGATTAGCAAATCCATCCCCCCAGACAGCTTCACAGTTGTTTGAGTGTTCAAAGGATGTAACGAACTGCTTAAACTTTCTTGAGCAGTTTCCTTCGTTATCCTCAACCAGAATGTACTGAGTGCCTGCATGTGGCCACTTCTTATCTGCACGGATATCATTTCTGAACTCATTGGCGAAGTATCCTGGCTGAGAATCATTGTTAGCCATCTCAAGGAATACTTTAAGCATTGCCTTCCCTGTCGAACTCTGTGTCTCTTCAACTTTCTTGATGATCATATGGTGGCCACCAAGCTCGATCGGAGTAAAATCTCCGGATACCTTTGTCTCGTCAAATGCATTTGGTTTTTTCATTATTTAACCCTCCTGTAATAAATATTTGTAAGTTCTATATCTGAAAAAATATAAACTGTTCCATTGTTTTCCGCTTTGCAGAGATAAACCGGGAATAATTCACATTCTCCATTCTTAAACATCAAAAGCTTATATACTCTAAAATCTCTTGGTTCCTCAGGCATCTGAGCAAGCACTCTGTCTGCCTCATCCATGGATGGAATCAAAGCGTTTTCCCAATGATCAATCGGAGCTATTTCATAGATGTGATTAAATGGGGCTATCATTGATCAATACCTCCTATTAATAATCCTTCAAAACATCAATGACCTTAGATATATCATTCTCAATAAGATCTTCTTCAAACGCTCCCATTGGAGTCTTAGCTGTTGAGAAGTTGCTCTTTGTCTCAAAGTAATACTTTCCATCAACAACTTTTGCTAGCAGCACTACTGGGAATTTACTCTCAAGGACAATCTTGTCGAGCTTTTTTCCGGAAGTCTTGATTCTGGTCCATGAATAACCACTTTCATCTCTTTCGGTCTGAGTATGGGCAAGAAATACAACTGTGAGGTCATCTCGAACTTTCAAAGCATAATCAACCAGATCGTAGATGCTCTGAGCAAGATCCTGCCACTTGTCATATCCTTTTTCCTTAGAACGTCTCATTTCATCCGCAACCATAAGTCCATTTAATGTATCAACAACAAATACCTTGACATGCTTAAGTTTCTCTTCTGTGTCTACCTTCTGGAGTGCCTGAAGTGCGACCTGTGGAAAGTCTGTCTTAACGTAGTTCTTAGCCTTGTCATTGAAGTCGTTCTTCCAACCCTTCCAACTCAATCCCTTCTTATCTGAATCAACAATAACTGTTGTCTTTGGATCTAAATTTCTGAGAGAAGTTGTCTTTCCAGAACCACTCTCACCCATAATACCTATAATCATTCTTACACCGTCCTTCCTTCTATATCCTTCAAACTCTTTCCGCACATCGGGCAGAAATTAAATTTAAGCAGCTTGTCTAACATGATGTGACCATTGTGTTTATCCTGGATAACTATTCCGAAGTCCTCTCCACTGTTGCCGATTCTCAGAGAATAGCAGCCATACACAATGCTCTTTCTATTCAGAATGTCCTTTGTATCTTCCGGAATATCTCCATTCTCAAGAAGATAGCAATATAAGCATTTAGCCATTACATTATCCCCCTCTCCCTGAGTTCTTCTGACAGAGCATCCATTGCACTGTTCGGAATATCAGCCTTGCTCTTTGACTTGGCAGTGTTCAGAAGGTCATCAACAGTTGCCTTTCTTGGTCTGCCCCTCTTAACCTTTGGCTTCTGATCAGAAGTCTTCTCAACTTTTTTCGATTTTTCTTCATGTTTCTGAACTTTTTCTTCAACTTCGTGAAGATTTTCTTCAAAAAATCGAACTTCTGACTCCTCATATGTCTGGCTAATCCCATCTTTCGGAAGGTCACAAGTGTATCTAATTCCGAAGGAATCCACCTTTATCTCTCTAATAGTTACTGGAATGTAAACTATCTGCCCAATTTCACCCTTGATTTTCATTCCTCAGAATCTCCTTCCTGCCCTTCAATAACTCTGCAGCACCACATATCAGCGAAGTGAATGATAAGCTGCAGTGGTCTTTCTTTACCCTTGGCCTCGTATCCGATGTGAGTATAAAGGCCGTTATGAAATGTAATCGCAAACTCCTCTTCTTCTGTCAGATGAATAAATCTTTCCGCTATGATCACAGATCTAACTTCGTGCGGAAGACTCAGAAGCTCCGGATTCGACTTGAACGGCTTACTTGCTGATCTATTACCATTCTTCAAAATGTTCGTGATGTAATATGCCTTATCATGATCGCCGGTCTTTCCCAGATCATGCAGAAGTGCTGCTATGATGATTGAATCCATGTCAATGGTTGGCTCCCACATCTTCGCAAGTGCCATTGCCTGATCACATACGTTCAGAGAGTGCTGAGCAAGTCCTCCGACCACACTCAAGTGATTCCCTCCGGAACATGGAGCATAGAAGAAGTTGTTTTCCTTCATCCATCTGATAAGTTCTCCCATACCTGGTCTATTTGTATCCATCAGAAGCTTTTCGATCACAGTCTGTGCAGCCGTGATTCTGGCCTCTTCATCTGTCTCGTAAACACTGGTTAATTCTTCCATTGTTAATAACCTCCGTCATAATCTTCATCAAGGTGTAGCAGGTCATTAGAGTGAAGGACTACTCCTTCCTCATCACTTGCTGTTACATAGTCAATATCAATTTCATCGTATGGGCTTAAGTTTGGAGCATCAAAGAAGACGTTCATATCCATGTCAACTCCCTGACTCTCAAGCTTCAGAAGCTCATTTAGTAATTGTCTAGCAGTCAGCATCCTTAACACCTCCTATCGTATGGAAAGACAGGAGAAGTGCCGTTGTGCCACATAACATGGTTATTATTCCGCTCCAAATATCGTGAATGTGCCAGCCAGCAATTAATGTTGTGACTGTCATAAGAATTGTGATATAATAATCAAAGCTGAGTGATTTTATATCACTTCTTGAGCCTTTAGAAGCTGCAATCTTCTGAGGCTCTTTTCTTTTATTCATCATCCTTTTTCTCCTCCAATATATCCATCGTCCACGCTGTGCCTTCATCTTTCAGAACATTCTCATTAATAACACCTGTTATTCTCTTCAGTGGAAGTGTCGTGCCAGTTACTGCAAGAAGCCTTCTCATCTCCCTTATGTCTGATGCATAATCAAGATTGAATGCATCGGAATCCACAACCGTTCCTTGCACTTCTGTTCCATCATTTGCTTCACAGAGCACTCTTGTTCCTTTATCAATACAGAATCTTGATTGATACATATAAACTCTCTTTGCATTCTCAGCGAACTTTACGAATGCCACTTTCAGAATATCTTTTGATTCGGTACTCATCTTTCATTCCTCCTATTCATAAACAAATATCTCTGCTGACCTTATCCCGAAATTGATGCAGGCTCCCACATCTCCGAGATATATGTCACATCTTGAACTGATACCGCATCGGTCATTCACTATGAAGTCTCCATATCCTGCTATGTGAATCCATGTGCCTAACGGAAGATGATTAAATGCAACTCCTCCGATATATGGATAACATCCACTTGCTGTCACATTGTCTGTCCACTCATAAGCTGATAATGTCCAAACTCCGATGCTTCTCATTCCATCAATAGTCGGTGATGCATCCGACCAAGAAAACGCCTGTTGCCTTCTTGAGGCTCTAGCTCTACGTCTTCTCTCTAGTCGTTTTTTAGTTCTTCCTTGAACTCTTCGTTCTGTTCTGCCTGCTGCTTCTGGTATCGAACAAAGGCCTTGATTGTATTGCTCTGGATGCCCTTTTGAGTTGCAATCTGTGTTTTCTGATCATCAAGCTGCTGCTGTTGATCTGCGAAGCCTTCTGTCATCTCATTTCTGACAGACTCGATTGCTCCGGAAAGGTCATCAACCTGTGCCTGAATCTGAATGCTCTGCTCTTCCTGAGTTCTCTGAAGTCTCTCAAGCTTATCCATCGTGCCTCTTGTATAGATAGCCATCACAGCGAAACTTACGAACAAAACTATCAGAGTAATCCAGACCGCCAGCTCTTCATTGGTATATTTATTCCTTTCTTCCAACTTTTTCCCTCCTTCTCCGGCATAAGAAGTCATCGTAATCCTCAACTCTGATCTTCAATCCTCCGGACTCTTTCACTCCTTGCGGATACAGGCCACTGTCTTCCATCTCTCTAACATTCCGATAAACCTGTGAGGCTGAGCAGCCTTCTCTCTCCGCAAGGTCTTTTATTGATACATACATAACAACCTCCTTCACTTTACATTTTGTAAAGTTATTCCGTAAAAAAATAAGAAGGTATATCTTCCTGAGATATCTTCAGAGCACTTGCCCAGAGGATGATATCATCACGGCTGAATTTAGATTTATTGTTGATCTTGTTGGATACCGTAGTCCTAGTAATGTTAAGGACCTCTGCAAACTTATCCATGGATCCATAAACCTCAACTATTCGCCCTCTTAGCTTGCTATAAGTATTGCTCATCTTGTGCCTCCTTTCTGTAAACTTATTACATTTTGTAGTTTACATCTTGTAAAGTTGATTGTCAATATATTTTTTACATTTTGTAAAAGAATTATTTATTTCTTGTAAAAACTGTGATAATATAAGCATTGATCGGAGGTAATAAAATGGGAAAACGAACTGCAGATAATTTGAGAGAAGCCATAACAAAAAAGAGAATGACAATGTCGGAAGTATCAAAGAGAACAGGAGTCAGTATATCTTCAATATCACAGTACATGAGCGGAAGATGTGCTCCTAATAATGTGAATGCTAAAAAACTGGCCGAGGTTCTTGATGTTTCCGTTGCTTATATTATGGGATTAGATTCTGATCAGGAGAAAATTTCAGATCCGATTCTGAATGAAGTTACCAGAATTGCAGAAGACTTTGATTTTCAGAGAAAGAAGATGCTTCTGGAATATGTTCGGCTGCTTTCTGAAACATATAACAAGGAGGATTGACATGTGGGTTGAAAAAACGTCCACCGGCTTCCGATTGTGTGACCGGTACGAAGGATTTGACGGAAAACTTCATAAGGTATCAGTATCACTTGCAAAGGATACCCCGCAGGCTCGCCGTGTGGCTCAGAGAGAGCTTCAAGAAAAGACAATGAGTAAATCTTCGACTGTTTCCGAAATGTCCTTAATTTGTCTTGTAGGGCTTTATCTATCGGAAAAGGATATCAAGCAGAGCACTCGGACAAATTACGAGAATGCATTCAAACAACTATGCAGCATCTTAGGTGATATTCAGATCAACAAGCTGACCGCTCCATACATCAAGCGGAAGCTGACGGACTCAGGGAAAGCTCCGAAGACTCTGAACAGATACCTTGCACTCTTCCACGACTTCCAAGGTTGGTGTGTTGAATATGGCTACATGGAATCAATTCTCTTGATCAAGAGTTTTCCGGATAAAGCAGCTAAACGAGATCCATCTCTGGAATACCTGGAAGCTTCAGAGCTTCAGAACGTTCTTGATCAGCTTGTCGGATCTATGGCCTACTATGTTGTTAAGTTCCTGGCATTAACCGGATGCAGAGCCGGCGAGATGACAGCTCTGACTCTGGATGATATTGATCAGAAGTATATTCATATTACGAAGGCTTATCATATTCAGAATGGAATTGCAACTCCGAAGACAGCTTCCTCTGTCAGAGACATATACATTCAGCCGGAGCTTGCAGCGTTTCTGAAGGAATACAAGGAATGGCGGTTGCTGCATATGATGGCAAGTAAGATCAGAACGGACAAATTGTTCTTCAATCAGCGTGGTGGATGGATGACATATGAGTGCTTAGGAGCTCGTCTGAAGGCCATAGAGAGCCCGAAACATCTTCACCCACACATATTCCGACATACTCATGTAGCCCTCTTAGCGGAGCAAGGAATGAGCCTAGAAGCTATTGCCAGAAGACTCGGACATGTTGACTCAAATATCACAAAGATGATCTATTATCATGTCACTGAGAAGGTCAAAGAAAGAGACGAAAATCTCCTAAATTGTATAAATCTTTTATAAATCTGCCCCACGTTTGCCCCACGGAATCACGCAATCCCCGATTCTATGGGGCTTTCATTTTAAAAAGTCCTTAAATTTTTGATTTTTTTCAAATTTTCTCAAATCTTGTCAAACCTAATAAAATCAAGGCATTTCGGAGTTTTTGCATTCCGCTGCATTCATTAAATTTGCCCCATTTTTATAAAATTCTGCCCCAAATCTGCCCCATAATGACCTACTTAAGTATAGGGCAACAGTCCTGAAGTAGTCCAGAATTAATGTCAGATTCATGAACTTTCTTCCGGGCAATAAAAAAAGCCCCGACCTGCACGAAGCAAAGCCGAGGCTAATTGATATAAGGCACGAGGAGAGCCTTATACTTCCACTAATTCAATTATTTAACTCTTAGTTTCTGTCCTGCGTAAATAAGATTAGGATTCTTAATAGTATTAAGAGACACCAATTTTGCGACAGATGTGCTGTATTTCTTCGCAATCTTAGTAAGATTATCTCCCCTTTTGACAGTATAATACTCTGGCTTAATTTCTCTCTTTGCCATTATAGCGGTAACCATGCTCTGAATTTTAACAGGCTCATAACCGAGTGTCGAAAGTTTGGTAAATCTCTCTTCACCATATACACCCTTCCATCCGTGAGTACCATCGGCAATGTACTGTGCAATCTGCTCATCTGTAGGTCTTTCCTCGATAACAGGTGGCTTTTCATCTGGGACAACACTATGATTTGACTCAATCTTACGAGCATCATTATTCCATGTCTGATTATCACCGTAGAATACATCGCAATCAAGATTCCCGTTATAACCATTTAGCCTACCTGAAGAAGTCCACTGCCACATAATATAGCTTGGCCAATTCTTAACCCTCGGTTTACTTCCTGCGTTAGACATATTGTAATTGTAATCAACTACATAATCTTTGTACTTTGCTACCCAAAGTTTGTAACCGGCATTTACAACAGATGACCAATTATAAGCGTTAGCTATTGATTCAGACATATAAATATATGGTTTAACTCCGGTTCTCTGTGTAACTCTATCAAGGAATCTTTTAGCCCACGATACATCCCATTTATTTTCAGCCTCCCAATCAAGGCAAGGGATACCATCATCCACATATCCCTTTGTATTTTTAACAAAAAAATCTGCTTCCTGGATTGCATCGTTATAAGGACGAGCGAAATGATAATATCCAAATGGTTTATTTAACTTCTTAGCTTGCTGAATGTATTTATCGCAGCAGTGATCTACATAGGTGAGTCCTTCGGTGGCTTTGGCTATTACGAAGTCAATCTGAATATTGGCCAGATTAATTCCGCTCTGCCATTTTGAAATATCAATTCCATTCAAACTCATTATTCATCCTCCTTATACTCTGGCATTCCGACAGCTATCGATGTGAGTAAGCTGACCACTCCACCGAAACAGCCAGCGGAGAGAACGAACAGCCAGTTCACTTCGTGCATCATTGTTGCGGAAGTGCCGATGTAAGCAAGTGCACTCTGAGCCACTGTTCTGATGGCTCTACCGAGTGCCATTGACCACCACTTCTTATCCTTTATCCATTCCATGTCTTATTTCCTCCCTAAGCTCGTCAATCCTGTGGAAAGCGGTCTTCAATCCTTCCTCCACAGATGAGAGCCTTTTATCCATGTCGATGAGTGACTGATTGAGAGCCTTGATATCTGCTCTTGTTTCTGTTGATATAGCACATAACTGGTCTAACTTCATATTAGCCTTGAGAATTGATTCTTTCAGACTTTCCATCCTAGCTTCATGTTCTGCTCTGTCCTTCATGCTGTCGTTTCTCCCATTACGCAAGTAAGTCATTAATGCCACTAAAAATGCTAAGAATGAAATGCTCCATGGAATAATGTTCTGCATCATTCTCCCTCCTCTTCATTAAATCTGAGGACGTAGGTTACTTTCATTGTCTTGTCTGCTGATTTGGTCTTTGCTGAATCAAGGTTGAATATGGTTGCTATGTAGCGTGGATCACGATAGATATATCCCGTACTATCCGTTGCGGATATTTTGAGAAGATTGTTGTTATCCAGAAAACCTCCCCACTGTGCCATCTTGTCCCCTGTTCCGTTCTCTGGTAAGAGCTTTGATGTGGTTATGTCTAAAATACCACTAGCATATCCCCAGCCTTGCTGAGAATCTTGATGTCTTCCAGAAAACTCAAAGATGTTTGTATTTATGGTTTCAAGATACTGATGGTCTTGAGTTGATGCTCCCAAATAGAGTCCTGCTTCATCTGTTATATCTCCGCTGACAGCTTGATTTCTAAAATCTACCCATCTGAGACCGACTACTGCATACTGGTCTGACACTCCTGTCATATTAATCATGGCTTCCTGTGAGGTAACATCAACCACCCAGCTATTTGTTATCTGCTCTGTGGCAATATCAAATTCACCGATGTAGACATCTCCTGCCACTCTAGCGTCATAATATGCGTGTCTGCCTACAAGGAAATACGCTTTTCCATTCTTTATAAAGCACTCGTCAAGAGATACATTCGCACTTCCGCTTGCAGGCTGAAGGTTCTGCATATTAGCAGGAAGGTTCAGTGTCTTTTCCTCAAGCAGTTCTGCAGACATTGTGCTTCTCACATCAAAGTCCGTCAGAGGGAATCTGTATTTTCTGAGAGTAACTGTGGTCTTTCCTTTGAAGTCTCTATCAAGCATATACATGGTATTGTCATTATATCCAACAATAGCTCCTGCATCTGTTCCCTTGCCAAAGATGGAGTTATAAGTACTGAGAGTGGTTGCCTGTCCTATCTTGAGAGTATTGGATTTGTTACCGATTCCCGAATATCCTCTGAATAGTGATGTCAGACACACCGTTGCAATAGTTCCATTACCCTGTGAAGTTGTGAAGTCCCAGACCATCTTGTATGAGCCGTCATTCTGCCATCCAGATTCAAATTCATTCCATGAGCCGAGTTCTGGTGGATTGCCTGTGTTCACAACGTTGTATGCTCCATTCGCTGTCATGCCGACACCAGCAGGAACTCTGACAATCTCATCATCATGTCCCCCAGCGTCAGTGATTGCCGTATCAAGGCACATCATACCTCCGAGCATATAGTGAATGAAGTCTGTTCGGAGTGCTGAAGCATTGAAGGCTGATGGATTTGACAGACCGCCCTGTTTCAGAAAATATCCGAGTGCCTTTGTAACTAAGTTATGATCGTGATATGTCTCAACCTCTCCTGTCTTAACATCCTTTAAATCAATGGTGACCTCTCCTCGGAAGTTCTTGAGGAAACCCACTGAATCTAATCCTATTGGCTTAATTCTATCTGCTATTTTCATTTTGTTTCCTCCTATGCGTTCTCCCATGAATAAGTAGGTGTACCACCCGAAACAGTTACTGTCAGAACATATGCTCCGTTCGTAGTCGGTGGAGCTGGTATTCTGGCATCGGTTATCTTGAATCCCTTGCCAGAGATTTCCAAGCCTATCAGAGGAACTTCTGCATCAGAAGGGTTCGGAATGATGGTTGAATCCTTCTTGATATATACAAGGCTTATCGTGCCCCCACCATCATGTGATACATAATTCTGCCCCAAAAGCGTCTGTATCTGCTCTTTAGTAAGAGTGAAGGTCTGATGTGTGGCGAGTTCATACACGCACGTTTGACCGCTTATCAATGTTGCGAGTTGCGTGGTGTCACTTGCTTGTGAAGTGGCTATAACTAAAGAAGTTCCACCATTGTTATAGATTTTTCCATCATCCCACGGTTGTCCTCCTACGTTCTCCTCTAATATTGAACATACAAGGTTCATTGTTCTTGCGGTCATTACCTTAAAATTAGTTATTGCTCCCGATGAAAATCTATATACGCCGTTGTTTACATCTGCATAATTCCAATTTACATCACTTAACGTTACTAAAGCTCTATCAACCGTCAACACACCCGTAGTCACATCAAGCGTACCACCGTACACCGTCCTACCGAGGCTCACCGTAGTATCCTCACCACTTCCTCCACTCGTTGAAGCTACCGTAACCGTAACGTCCGTGTGACCGCTGATTGGGCAGATGTTGGAGTAGGGTTCAAAGGTTGCATCTGATACTGTGGCAAGTCTTATCATTGGTTTGAATATAAGGTTAGAAGCTGTGTAACCATTGGATATACGGATTCTCAAATTCAATGTCACATTTGATATCGTTAATGTTGCTCCACTTCCGTAATCTGGTATATTTCCACCTGAACTGTAATCAGCAAATATTCCATATGTTTGAAGCGAACCATTATTAGGACATCCATTTAGCACATAAGAATCATCTGCCAAAGCAACATTTCTTGCGAGATATAGACTTGGACTATCACCACTTGCTGTTCCATTAGCATTTAGTCCTATTACATTTCCATCACCATCTGTCTGAATAGAAAACGTAACACCATTGATAGTAGTTCTGTTACCATCCCACGTTGCAGATGGGTTTGCGCCTTTTATGTCATAAACTGTCATAGGAAGCTTATTCTTCCCTGCTCCACCTGCCCACGGCTTAGAATATCCGTGGAGGTCTTGCGTTGGCACTATGCCTATCTCACACTCAACAAGGCTTGCTTCTGCTCCATCACTGAATGAGGCTTCTGCTGTTCCGCTGGCTTCTCCGTAGATGTCTAAATCTGCACCACCGCCACTCTCTTCTCCTGCGGTTGTGCGTGTCCACTTCGTACTATCCCACGCGCCTGTGACATTATCCTCAAGACACTTGTACATCAGAAGCTCATGCATCACTATGTCTCCTGTGTTATATGTCTCGTTAATGTCATACGCAGGAGCAAGGGATATCTGGCTTGAGTGCATAACATTGTCAATAATATCCATATTCGCATTGATGACACTTATATCAGCCTGTTCCGCATAGGTTGGCTTTGTCATCGTATAATTGTCTGTATATGTTGCCATAACTCCTCCTTTTACCAAACGTGCTCATCAAGCACTGTTGCCCAAAGGTCTTCTTTAATATCTCCCCAAGTAATGCCATCGTAGTAAAGCGAAGTCTTATCAATGTAATACTCAGCTTGAAATGGCTTGAGGTCGATGCTGTCTGTTATATCGATAGCTTCCATATTGTCCTCTGCTTCAATGAGCAGTGGCTCTCCGACATCAACCGTAACAACATCCCAGAACTGCATAATTCCGACAGAATCGTTCATGTCGATAAGTCCGAATGTGTCTTCTGCATCGATGAATCCATTCCATGAATGGAGAGCGACAAGTCCTGTTCCCCAGATAGTTCCTCTTGCGTGTTCTATCGGGACAGTTATCTTTCCACCGTCACTGTTCAGCCTTACTTTCCACTGATACAGAGTGTTCGGCTCTACCGTCACCATATAATACAAACTGATGATGTGCTTTCCATCCTCTGTCCATGTCTCTGTCGGCTGATAATCTGTGATCTGCACGTTGTCCAGATAGTAATCAATACTCGCAATCACCTCATCGACATCAGCTTCCGACTCGCAAAGTATCTCAGCTTGAAACGTGACCTGTTTCGCTTCCAGAGTGGTGAACCTTAGATTTATCAGCTCCGCACTCTCTCCATCGTCAATCACTGCCTGTTCAGCGTTTTTGAAGGTATAGAACTGAATTGAGTTCTTGTCTGTCCTCGACATGATTCCAGCCAGCTCTTTGTCAGTCTTGTTTCGGGCTGTTGCAAGTGCTGGGTTCTGTCCAAAGCCTTCCACGCTATAACCGCCACTGAATGAGTATTCATACATCATGATGCAACAGTATGAATCACCAGCTATTCCAGAAGTGTTTCTGATAACGTCTCCCAGATCATAAGCAGGAGTGTTGAGATACTGCGTCTTGAATGGTGTATATGCTATCTTTTTAAGCTCTCTTAGGATGTTGAGACACATCTGCTTCTTTACTGAGCCAGAGCCATATTGCAGGAATGGATTTGCTCCGAGGTTATATGTGAGCTTATCGTCCACACCTTCTGAATAATAGACATATTCCTGTGTGTCTATATCCGTATAAGCTACACCGCTATATTCCGTTACAAAGTCCGAAAACGAACCACCCTCAAACCTCTCTTGGTCTGAAGCTGTCAGAACACAGTCCTCTGTGGCTTGATATTTCCTCAAATAAAGTTTTCCGTCTCTTCCGATGGTTGCAAACGTGCACACCGTCTGAGCAAGCCAGAACAGAACGTCTCTGTATGTCTCACAGTCGTTTTCTGAGTAAAGAGCAATCGACTGAGTTCCATTCGGCAGAGCTTGAACGTCTGCCTGTGTCATTCCGAGAGTCACACCACAGTCGTTGCAGATCAGTGAGAGAATTGAATAAGCTGTTCCCACTGTTGTTGTCATTCCGAGAGTTTTGTCAAACTTCAGCATGTTGTCGTATGCCACAATCTGAACTCCGTCCTCTGTGTGGTTAGCCTCTGACACCGTAAACACTCCCAGAGGGACATATTCATAGATATGTTCGTGTGTTTCTTCATCTATGCCGATATCCATTCCCTCAGAGCATGAGATGATAGCTCCTTCCCATGTTCCTCTCTGGATAGTTCCACTTACTATTGTCATCTTTAACTCTGCACAATACACAGATCCGATTTGAACAGTATCTCCCTCAGAACATTGGTTCGTTATAGTAAAGGAGCCACCTACGACAACATTTGCATCGTAAGTGACTCCGTCTATGCTTATATTAAGTTTATAGTCTTGGACTGGATGCCCAAGAG